ACTCGTTCAATTCAGACGTTCTTAATCGGACATGAGGCTTATGTCGGTGAAGAGCCTACGTTCGATAACCCAACAGAACTCATTGTTGGTAAAGTAGGGGCAGAACCTAAGGGCATTATAGATTGGTTAGGAGCAGGAGAGGAAGAAAGTGGACCCGGAAGCTCTAGTGCAGGCGTACAAGATGTTAGTGGACCAGATGCAGATATCAATTCAAGCTCAGTCGGAAGTGATCCGCAACCTAGTGACAACCCGGCAGTTAGCGAATTCCTCGAACATTTCGGAACCGGAACAAAAGAATGATGAAGATTTCACTGACGGCTCAATCTTGAGTCTGTTCGATCCGCTAGAATTTGAGGAGGTTCAATGACAACCAAGGAAACCGAACTTGATTCAAGGTTCAAGTTTGGTCCGCCCATGATCCAGACTCCAGAAGACGCCACGATGGCATATCTTCGGGAGGAAATTTCCGAGGACGAGTATCGTACCGCTCTCGGTAAGTTCGGAACCCTTCCTGGTCAACTTTTCAAGGTTGCCAGGGGTACTGAGCGTGTAGATGCTGCTTTCAAGAATAGCATTCCTGATGATGTTTACGATGAACAACCGACTCCGGCTGACGATCTGGAACACCGTCTCGAAGTTGTGAAGGCGTCAGAAGAAGAAAGGGAGAAGGCTACTAAGGAAGCTGAAAAGGATCAGAAGAACGTTCAGTTTACTCATGAAGTGTCTGCTCCTGTTTCAGACAAGGATAAGAAGTAATTAATGGCTGGTTCTGCTGACACCAATCTCATTGGTAAATGGGATGGCAAGCTTAAAGCTTGTCAACAAGCAAGGATTGCGTTCGAGCACCAGTGGCTAGAGAACATCTCCTTTGTAAGAGGTCGTCAGTGGATCATTACCCAAAAGAACGTTTCTGGCGGTGGATTTACGATCGCAGATCAAGCACCAACAGATCGTTGGAGGGTAAGACATACAGCCAACCGCATTTTACGCATTGTCCGCAAAGAATTGACCAACCTTACCAAAGAAGAACCCCAATTCTACTGTATGCCAGACAGTACAGAAGAAGCTGATCGACTTGCAGCAATGGCTGGAGATAGCATCGCCGAATATCTCATTCGGACGAAGTATTTCAACCGTAGGCGCCGAGAGGCTACACTATGGGCATTGTTGTGTGGAACTAGCTTCCTGAAAAACTACTATGCCCCGAATAAGCTGGAGCAAGACGGTCAACCAGGTAAGATTGACTTCGAAGCTGTAAGCGCCTTTCACATCTTTGTACCAAACTTGTTTACCACTGAACTAGAAGAAGAACCTTACCTAGTCCATGCCAGAACCGTAAATCCGGAGGAAGTCTTCAACGTCTACGGCGTTGAAATTCCAGCTGACACGGAATCGTCGTCGATTATGGATTCTCGGTTTTTGTCGCTGATGGGAATTAAGAACAACAGTTCGAAGGATACCAAACAGTGTTACTTGAAGGAAGTTTACGTTAAGCCCTGCAAAGACTTCCCAAACGGGGCGATGTTCGTTTATGGTGCTAATACGATGCTCTACGTTTATGAGGCACAAGAAATGCCGGACATGGGTATGGGCATGGACCCAATGCAAGACCCGCAGATGATATTAGACCAACTTTTGGGAGGAAACGGCCAAGCTCCTGTAGGTCCACCTGTTCCGGCGGCTCCTAATAAGGAGCCTGCTCAATCAGATCAGATTCCTGTAGGTACCGATCCTGGTATTACTAATATTGATGGACAACCTGTAAAGCAGAATGTAATTAAGTCAGATGAACCTGGTTTGGAAGGTTATAATCATGAGTATTGCTACAGGCACGGTAGATTCCCATTTGCTAAGATAGATCATATTATGACGGGTATGTTTTACGGTGAGTCGGTGATTCAACACTTGATTCCGTCGCAGCGTGAATATAACCGTACACGTTCCATTATGCTAGAGAATAGAAACTTGGCAGGTAAGCCGCAGTGGTGGTATACAGCTGGATCATTTGATCCTAGGAAGTTTAATTCCAAGCCTGGTTTGATGATTCCTGTGAACATGGGGTTTGATCCTCCGCAGCCTCTTGCACAACCTGCACTTCCTGAATCTATGCCTGCTGAATTGCAGACTACGATTGGGGATATGGATGATATCTCTGCTCAGACTGAAGTTTCAAAGGGTAATGCTCCTCCAGGTGTTGAAGCAGCATCGGCGATTGCATATCTTTCGGAAGAAAATGATACTATCTTGCATCCTACAATTGCTAGTCTCGAAGAAGCAGTGCAAGAGACTGGTATTCAGATTTTAGCTAATGTGTACGATTTCTGGCCAGAAGACAGAATTGTACGTATGACGTCAAAGAATCAGTACATGGAAGTTCGGGAGTTTAAGAAGGGTGATCTTAATCCTCTGACTGATTTCCGTGTGGAGTCTGGTTCTATGGCTCCTAGATCACTTGCTGCAAAGCAAGCATTCCTAACTGAACTTATGAAGATTGGTGCATTGGAACCACAGAAGGCTTTCCGTTATCTTGGTATGTCTGAAACAAATAAGATGTATGAAGATATGATGCTAGATGCTCGTCAAGCTAATCGAGAGAATGTTTATATGGCACAGGGTCAGAAACTTACTAAGCCAATGCCAGGTGCTCAGCCTATTCTTGATCCTGAAACTCAGCAGCTTATGCCACAACTTAAGCAAGAGCCACTTCGTGATGCTATGACTGGTCAACCAATGATTGATCCTACAACTGGTGAACCGAAGATGTATGATGTAACAGTTAATCCATTTGATGCTCATGATCTACATATTGAAGAACATGAATCATTCCAAAAGTCACAAGAATTTGAGTTGCTTCCACCTGAGATTCAGCAAATCATCCAGGATCATGTGGACGAACATAAGATGGAGCTTCTCAAAGAACGTAATGCAGCCCAAGCTGATGAAGCTGCTAAGCCAGGATCGGAAACAACCGACAGCCCCCGCTTAGAAGAACAAGGAAGTGAACCCGTTGGACCCCAACCAGCTTGATGATTTCGGAAGTAATGGAGACACCGGAACATCAGAACCAGCAGAAGATTTAGGTCTTGCTAGCCCATTTCTTAGTAACATTCCGGCAGCCGACCGTGCAGTTGTTGGCCGTTACATCAAAGACTGGGATGCCCAGGTTACTAAGAAATTCCAAAGTTATGCAGAGCGAGTAAAGCCTTACGAAGCTCTTGGTAAGGTTGACGAGATTACCCCCTACGTTAACTTTGCACGTAATTTTCAGCGAGACCCCGAAGCCGTGTTCCGTTTAATGTGGAACGGCCTACAGGAACAGTACGGTGACCAATTCGATTCGGAATTAGCCCGAATCCTTCAACTGGAGATGGAAGAAGCAATGTCAGATGAATATGATGGAGAAGAATACGAGGAAGGTGAGTACGAAGAAGGTGGCTATGACCCGAATGAGGTTTTCCAACAAAATGTCGTAGAAGAATTGGGCAGCTTCCGACAGTTTATGGAGGAATACCAAGAAAGTCAGTTGCGGGCAGAAGAAGATCAGCAACTTGACGGCGTGCTCGCTGCGATGCATAATGCGTATGGAGATTTCGATGAGGACTGGATTCTTCAGCGTATCTCTGTACATGGAAACGTTCAAAAAGCATATCAAGAATGGCAAGGCATGTTGGGTAGATACGGTGGTGGACAAGGTTCTCCAAGACAAGCCCCAAGAGTAATGGGGGGTCAGGGTGGAGTTCCATCCAATAACATCGACCCAAACAAGCTACGAGGAAAAGATCGTCGTCAAATGGTCGCTAATATCCTAGAAGCGGCCCAAGAACAATAAGGAGTTCTCCTTGTCCGCAACCCTGACCACTGTTGCTGGTATCCTCAAAGAAATCTACGAGGGTAACATCAACGATCAGCTTAACAATGAGCGGATTACGATTAAGAGAATCGAGCGTACTGCTGAAGGTACAGCTACTAATGCTGTTGGTGGTAAGTATGTGACGTTCCCTGTTCGTATCTCT